ATCGCCGAAGACTATTTTGACGCTGCGCCCGCCACTGGCCTGGTGAAAGTATTCGCCGCCGCTGGCTGGGAGGAGCGTGCTGTGAAGGTCTGGACGGGCTCGGTGTGGCAACAGTTGCCTGTACGTCGGTGGACAGGTGATAGTTGGACATGACAGCCAACCAATTTTCGCTTCATGCCCTTCATCGAAATCTCCCGAGAACTCTCGCCTGAAGGCGAGAGTTCTCGCTGGGACGCTTGATAGTCGCCACTATATCCGTTACAATAACATTTTTAATGTGTGAGGTGTATAACATATGAGCATGAATTTTGATCCTACTCAGGCCCTTTGGGTTGAAAAGTATCGTCCCTCGACCTTGGACGATTGTATCCTTCCAGAACGTATCAAGAAAGACTTCCGAGGGTTCATCAATGATGGTGAATTCCCCTCGTTGCTGCTTTCTGGTTCTGCAGGAATTGGTAAGACGACTGTAGCTAAAGCTCTGTGTCAAGAGCTAGGCATGGATTGGATTCTAATCAACGCTTCAAATGAACGGGGTATTGACGTTCTACGAAATCAAATTACCCAATTCGCTACGAGCGTGTCGTTCAATGATTGCAAGATCAAGTGCATCATCATGGACGAGTTCGACCAAGCCACAAACCTCTTGCAAACAGCCATGCGTGCAGCAATCGAGGATTTCTCCAAGACTTGCCGATTCATCTTCACCTGCAATTATCCCAACAAAATCATCGAGCCGATTCATTCACGTTGCGCTAACATCTCCTTGGCATTGGAAGGTGACGAGAAGCAGGAGATTGCAGTGGCGTTCCTACGCCGTATGGAATCGATGCTGAAGAACGAGGGTGTAGACTTTGAGCGCAAAGCAGTGGCCTCGTTGATTCAGAAACATTTCCCAGATTTCCGCCGAGTTATCAACGAGCTTCAACGTGCCTCTAAGGCTGGTGGCAAGATCGATATGGAGCTTATCTCGAACGTAGGCGAAGATGTCAACATCGCCAAGCTGACGAAATATCTCCGAGAGAAAGACTTTCCTGCCATGCGTCAATGGGTTGCTCAAAATGCAGGCAATGATGTGAACCTGTTGTTCCGTAAGGTTTATGATCAGCTAAGCAACTTCATGCAGCCCGCATACATTCCTGATGCCATCATCAAGATTGCAGAGTATCAATATCGAAGCACAACATGCCCTGATCCTGAAATCAATTTTGTGGCGTTCTGTATCGAAATGATGGGCATGGAGTATAAGTGATGGAATTTGACCTATTTAAAGAATGGCTCCCGTCAATAACGGAGAAGAAAGGATATTTGTTTGAAAAGGGTAAAGAGGAGGAGATTGAGCGCAAATATCCGTCGTTTATGATTAACCGCGCTTTGTCTCAGTATGAAGACACGGTTCTGTTGGCTAACGAAGTCAATAGAATGAGTGCGAGTCTTGATCCTAAGTTGCAATATGATTTTCTCTATCACCTTGTTCCTAAGAAACGTCGATTCTCAAAATGGGCTAAGGCGCAGAAGTCTGACACCATAAATATGATCGTCGAAGCTTATAACATCTCTGTCCGTAAGGCAGAGGAGATTAGCGACCTGCTCAGTGAAGACGACATTGAGAATTTGAGAACATATCTATGCAAAGGTGGTAAAGATGGACGAAAATCTTAATTTTGGGCTGCGCTTGAAGATGTTTGGAGATAAGCATGAATGAACAACTAGTAGAAAAAATCCTATCCCAAATGGTTGAAGTAGAACTCCCTAAACGAGATTCATTTCTAATCTTGAAGGAAACATTGACTAGGATCGGTGTAGCTTCAACTCAGACAAAAACCCTTTCTCAAAGCTGTCACATTCTCCATAAGCGCGGAAAATACTATATCACTCATTTCAAGTTGCTTTTCGAATTGGATGGTAAGACATCAAACTTTGATGAACAAGACCGTGCCAGAATGAATACCATTGCAACTCTATTGGAATCATGGGGTCTTTTGAAAATCAAGAACAAAACCGCATTGAAGAATTTTGTTCCCATCAAAAAAATCAAGATCATCCCTTCAAGCGAAAAGCATGAATGGAATTTGGTGGCTAAGCATCGAATTGGCACATAATACAAGGAGGAAGGGCAGTAATGCCCTTCCTCCAAGTCAAATAAATACAAAAGTCGCCAATCGGAATTAACTATAGATCATATTACAAATCAAATTGCAGAGAATAGCCTTTACACAAACCCTACAGAGCTAGCCGATCTTCTGAAAGACAAAGAGAAAGTTGCTAGTGCGTTCTTCATTAACTTCTTGGGTACACTTGGCTTATTTGCCATTTCAAGCACCCGAGGCATTATGAAAACCTATTTCCCAGATGACGGGAAACTCCAAATTGTCAATATTGGCGACGCAAACAAAGACATCTCTTTGGCTACTAAGCTATACCATGATATTGGTGGCCTTAAGCCAGATACCGCAAACAAAATTACTCGTCTATTGTTCAAGCTAAAGTCTCGAGCAATCACATCTAAAAGCTTTGGTGAGAACATTGTTCGTGAACTCATCAAAGAGATTCAATATCTGTCACATAGACCGCACCCTGTTATCTTGAATGTGGTTAAGCAGTTTGAGTCAGGTGCTGCAAACATCAAACAAGTTGCTAAAGCATTCTTCATGCTGATCAAAGCGCGTAAGAAAGACTTTGGTCCCATCTCTCAAGAATTTTACGGCATCGCTCGTCAATATCAAATCTATCTGAAGGACATTCCCGACATTGGTTTGGCTCCAGCAGACGCTGTTTCAACCGCTGCAATTAACACCGCCGTTCCCCATTCAACAAATGGCACCGCGCCTGTTGCTCCAGTTTCTGCCGTTGTCAATCAAAAACCCAAAGCAGACAAAATTCAAACCGTTGCAAAACCTGCAACAGTTTCAGATGAAGATTTCTATTTGATGCTGTGGAAGGCGACCTCACGTAGCGAAATCACAAAGCTATTGAAAGAGCGCGGCTATACTGATCTATTTGGTGATCTTCTTAAGAAAGCGACCGACTATTTGATCCCTTCAACAAGCGACCGAGAAGAACATTTCAAGATGATTATGTCCGTCATGCCTGATATTGAGACATTCAATAAGGCATTCGGCTACTTTATGAAGAAAGACGTTAACTCTGAACATCTTTGGCGCATGATTCTTCTTTACAAGGTTGCAATGGGTAAGAACGCTGCTGAAATCAAGGCAGGTTTGACCGCTGCAAGTCTACCTCTACGTAAGTTGTTCTCAGCCCGTACAATAGGTACAATCAACGGCAAGACTAAGGAAACTTTGAAGCGCATGGTGTTCGATGTAGTTATCAACGAATTCCAGCGTAAGATTGTTTCGGCCGGACCTACAGACGACATTGATGCATTGTTTGAGTTGGCTGAAAAAGAATTGGATTTAATGGCGAATGCTTTCAGAGAAAACAAATGGCTCGGCAACTTATCATCCTTCCCTAATGAAAGCACGCTAACAGAAAAAGAGAAGCTAAAGTATTTGATTGCTTTCTTAAGCAAGGCCCGCGTTCACATTACAAGGAATATGTTGAGATAACTTTGAAAAAAATTATTCAGACATTACAAGCCCAGCATTCAAGCAATCATTTGATGGTTTGAATGAAAAGGATAAAGAAGAACAGCTAGATTATCTGAAGAAAAACATTTTCAGAAAATCTGCTTATACAGACGGTTTGATGGGTGTTGTTCAACTACCTTTAAAACGTTTCACATATCTTGTAGGGAAAGAAAAGGCAGACGCTTATCTAAATGCTTTGGGTGTGGAAGAGAAGAAAGCATTGCTGGTTTCGGCTTCAGATTTATTCTTCAACCATATGACGGCATCAAACATGAACGAGACTATCGTTCTTGTTCTGGATGATCCGCTTTGGTCAAAGAACATTCCAAAGGACGTCCTTATCTCCCATGCACGGAAGCGCAAAGATGAATTGACTCTTGAAGTTGCTAAGAAACTAACCGATTTCTATTCACGGTATGACCGCGGATTGAAACCTTCTGAAAGGCGTGAATTCGAGCACATGTACTTTGGCGCAATCGAAATCTTGTTAAGCAAGAGCAAAGATGCTGCTGATGATATTTTCTTGCAGATGCCTTTGAATGAGCGCCGCTCATTGGTTGGATATTTAATTCATGGGCGTTTCATGGCCGAAGCTTTGAAGAAAGTTCAAGGCGATGATGCTCTCATTAAGCCTTTGACTCCTGTTACCGAAGAGCGTCTAGTTCAGATTCTTAAGTACAATGACATTGAGACACCTCGTCGTCCTAGCGTAAAAGAGAAAGACAAGCTATCTGAAGTGTTGAGCAGAACGGTTGTCCAGCAGCCATCGGTCAACGATCTTCATGTGGATATCATTGAATTGGATGATGAGGCTCTTGAGAGAATGTCTGTTGAGTATGATGCATTCAACCGCTATGCTCACGGTGAGATCGCTTTGAAAATCAAACGAGCTTTCAACGTTAGTGTTCCTTTGCAGGAAGAAGGTTTCAAGCGTTGGTTGCAGAAGATGGCAGACGAGGGGATTGATCCTAAAGTAATGAAACCAATCTTCTACGGCACAGGTTCTATTGGCGCATCGATGATCCTACGCTACGGGTTCAAAGTTATCAAGTCCAATGACCCATCAGTTGTTGGCCGTATGTTGGGAGACGGTATCTACTTCTCAAACGTTTTGGACAAAGTTGCTCAATATATTGGTGACGAAGGTTATAGCCGTCGTCGCGGCACACAAGGTTATATTTTTGAGATGGAAGGTTCACTAGGCATGCACCGCCGGGACTATCGTTGTGCTGGAACAGGCGCAAAAGAAGATGAACGTGATACCGTGTCACCGGAATGGGCGGTGTTTAACCCCAATGAACAGTTGCGTATTTACAAGGCTTATCATGTTGAACTAATCGGCAAAGAAGAAATGAACAAAATGAAGGCAAAGCATCTTGGAACGAATGAATCAACGGCAATTGAGATCAAGAGCTTCAAAGAATTTATCAATGAAGGAACAGGCGACATGCCACACTGCATCACTTACATTTTCATGGATGGCAACATTCCAATCAGCGAAAAACAAGCCGTTGACTTCAAGGACTTCCAGGCCAAGAAGATGGGCAGAAACGTCAAACTCGACTGGACAGGTTCGGGCCCCGCTGTTATGATTTACAACAGAAAAGAGTCAAAAACGTATGTGGTTCGTTATACCCGAGAGTTCATGGAGAATAGGGAAGGCGAATTGACAGAGTATTTGAAGTTGATTAAAAAGTGAGGAACGGGGGCTTGACAGGCCCCTTTTTTTGTCATATACTATCGTTTTGATTGGTATCTCTACGTGAAGGATGACATGTCTTTTTATACTCATTTTCATAATCGTGGCGGCGCAATTTTCCTACGTTGGATTGACGAGCAAGGGCGTCGCCGTTCAACGGTGGTTAAGGATTTTCAGCCTACCTTGTATGTCAAAACCAATGAAGAAACGAAATATCAAACTCTCGAAGGATTCTACCTAAAGCCCGTCCGGACCGAATCTATCAGCGATGCAAAGCGATTCATTGAAGAGTATTCAGACGTTGAAGGCTTTGAGGCTTACGGCAACACCAATTGGGATTATTCCTACATCAACCAACGTTGGGAACAAGACATCAAATATGATGAGTCGTTGATTCTCACATATTACCTTGACATTGAGACGGAAGTGTCTGACGAGTTCCCCGACCCCTATCTGGCTAAGGAACGCATCAACGTCCTGACAATCTTTGACGGCAAGAAGTTTCATTGTTGGTGTTTCCAAGACGCACGTCCTGGAATGAAACATCCGTTCCCTGTGGAGTTGAAGGTGTTCTCGGATGAGGATTCGATGCTCAGGAACTTTGTGGCGTTTTGGGCGGGCAACTACCCTGATGTAGTGACAGGTTGGAACACGGAGCGTTTCGATATTATCTACCTCTTGAATCGTATTCGCCAACGTCTGGGTGAAGACAAGATGAAGTCCTTGTCGCCTGTTGGAATGATTCGTGAATACAACATCGACCAGAAGTCAACCTCGTTTGAAATCAAGGGCATTGAGCATCTGGACTACCTTCAGTTGTTCAAGAAGTACATGCCAGGCGAACGGGACTTTTCATTGGATGCAGTGTGTGAAGACTTCCTCGGCGAACAGAAGCTAGAGAACCCCTATTCGACATTCAGAGAATTCTATGAGAAGTCGTTTGATTTGTTCGTGGATTATAACATCCACGACGTTTCCCTTGTCTACAAACTAGAACAGAAGTTGAAGCTGTTGAGCCTCACGTTCTCGATTGCATATCTGGTTAAGATGAACTACTCAGATGTGTTTGGAACCGTCAAGCCGTGGGACATTTTCATTCAGAACTCCCTTTACAAAGAAAACAAGTTCGTTCGTTGCAAGACAAGCCCAGGTGTTGCAGACCGTCAAATCATGGGCGGTTTCGTTATGACACCAGTTCCCGGTCGATATGAATGGGTTGTGTCTTTTGATGCAAACTCCCTATATCCTTCAATCATTCGGACATGGAACATTTCGCCAGAGACAATCTTGTCAGAGCATGAGGTGCCTGATGAGCTAATCAAGTATTATGACAAGATTCAGATTGATGAGTTGTTGAAGGATATGAGCGAACTATCTGCGCTCTTAAAGAAGTACAATCTTACAATGACGGCAAACGGTCATTTTTTCCGTCGAGACAAACAAGGCATCCTGCCTCTCCTAACGGGCATGGTATATAACGGTCGCGTGGATGCGAAGAACGAGATGAAGAAATACAAGAAGGCTCTCGTGAATGAGACAGATCCTGTCAAGCGAGAGGATCTCGAGGCGCGCATTGCATCTCTTGATAACAAACAGCTGGCTCTAAAGATTCTACTAAATTCTCTCTACGGCGCAATGGCGAACGCTTACTTCCGATTTTTCGATTTCCGATGTGCCGAGGGTATCACGTCTACGGGCCAATTCTTCATTCAGAAGGTTGGTCGTATGGCGTCAAGTTATATTAACAAGATGAGTGGCGTGGAAGATTCGTTGGTCTATATCGACACTGACTCAAACTACTTCTCATTGAAGTCGTTGATAAAGCGTGCGGGTTTGGATAAACTACCCACAGCCAAGCTGGTTGATGCACTGGACAAGGTGTGTGAGGAAAAGATCGGTAAGAAGATCGATGAGGCATGTAAGTGGATTGGCGACGAGCTAAACGTCTTTGACAATCAGTTGGCAGTCAAGCGTGAGAAGATTTGTGAATCTGCGATTTGGGTTGCGAAGAAGCGCTACGCTTTGTATGTATGGGACAACGAGGGTGTTCGCTACAAGGAGCCCGAGATTGCAGTGACGGGTTTGGAGGTCAAGCGTTCAAGCACCCCTAAGATATGCCGTGATTCATTGAATGATGCGCTTAGAATCTTCCTTGTCGGCACGGAACAAGAGCTGCAAGAGTTCGTTAAACAGACCCGTGAGAAGTTCTTCAAGCAGGATCCTTATACAATTGCAATGCCCTCGGGCGTCAAGGGGTTGGACAAGTATGGCGATGCGAAAACCATCTACAAGCAAGGTTGCCCCCAGCATGTCCGAGCATCATTGATCTACAACCATTTGCTTAAGACCCACGGCATTGCAGGCAATTACAACCCGATCATGGAGGGCGGCAAGATGCGTAGGGTACCACTTCGTATGCCAAACCCTATCGGTGAAGATGTGATTGGGTTTGTGGACAAGCTGCCTAAAGAGTTCGGCCTCCATGAATATGTTGATTATGATGATTTGTTCCAGAAGACCTTCATGAGTGCTCTTGAGCGCATTGCAGGCGCCGTTCGTTGGCAAACAGAGAAGAAAGCAACTCTGGATGACTTCTTTTGCTGATTCTTGTAGACGTGACTGAGAACTCTGATATAATCGAGGTATGAAAAAGACATTGGCCCAAAAGCGAGCGGAAGACAAAGCATTCTATGAGAAGTGTGCAAGACAAGCTCTCATGGATGCTGAGAATCCTAAAAATACGGACGCCCAGCGCCAATATGCTATGGACGTATATCGTAGAGCCTTTCGAGCAATCGAAGTTTCAAAGCTTGACCCGATTGCAGCGCATCGGGTCTTTACAGGTGTTGATCTTTAAGCAGGAGTTATAAGTGAGCAAGAGTCTGAAACGTCACCGCGTTGCCGATAGTGACGAGTATAGCGATCACAAAGTAAAAGTTATGAAAAGGCGTGAGGTCGAGCGAAAGATGGCCGCGTTGGACGAGGAATACTACAAAGAAGAAGTTCCCGAAGAGTATATGAATGACCCAAAATTTTACCGAGCCATCAAGAATTATCGTTAATGATTGGAATGATTGGAATGATTGAAATGATTGAAATGATTGAACAAAAACCATTTTTCTTCCGTATCCCAGTCGAGATCGTTCTAGTTCATCCTCTGGCAGAAGTTCCCTTCTATGCAACAGAGGGCTCAAGCGGGTTTGACTTGAAGGCGTGCATTGATGCGCCAATCACCCTGAAGAAGCGCACCTGGCAACTCATCTCTTCAGGTTATCGAGTGTCTGTTCCTTATGGTTTCGAGATTCAGATTCGCCCTCGGTCAGGCCTTGCCCTGAAGAAAGGCATCACCGTCAAGAACACCCCAGGTACCGTTGATGCCGATTACCGCGGTGTCATGGGCGTGATCCTTTACAATGAAAGTGACGAGGATTTTGTCATCGAGCCAGGCGAACGCATTGCCCAAGCGGTGGTGTGTCCAGTGTATCATGCAGAGTTCTATGTGGTGAAGGAGCTGTCTGAGACCTCTCGAGGTGAAGGTGGTTTTGGTTCAACGGGGACGAAATGAGCCAATACACCCCAGACCATTGGGTGGTCATAGGGATTACCAATCCTGAAAGTGAATCTCATAGGCGTGTCCTAGTGAGATAGTTGTGGTAGAAGGCTACGATCCCGACAAGGAAAATTCTTCAAGACACCCCTTGACAGGGGTGTTCTTTGCTGTATAATTGAGTCATGATCAAACAAGGAGCAAGCAAAATGGCGCGCGGTAAACGAATGAGCGCAAAGATTCAAGCTGCTGTGGATAACCTGTTGAATGGCGCTTCGGAACCGAAATTCACCGCTCTGAACAGCGACAAGATTAACCTTGTGCGTGGTCTGAACCACTACGCCGTTCATGCAAAGCAAGAGCACTCCAAGAAGTGGGCCATTGAATGGGCCAAGAAGAACATGCCTGAAATCGTTGCAGGTTTGCGTGACCAGAAGGATTGGCGTTTCAGCAATCTCGGTTATGTGCTCCGCATGGTCGAGAACGGGTTCCTCCTGGAAGAGGGTCAACTGGAACGCATCAAGGCAGAGCTGGTTCAAATTTCCAAGTTCGTTGAACCTGTAGTCGAAGAGAAGAAGGTTGTTATCAAGAAGGCTGTAGTTGCCCCCAACAAAGCCCTTGAAGATTTCGATTACGCCGTGGACGATGTGCTGATGGGACAAGAGCCCCGTAGCATCGCTTTTGGTACGGACAAGAAGCACCACGCTGAAGTCATCGCCCAATGCGACAAGATTCTTCGTGAGATGGAAGAAGCCCCTGAGAATTTCGCCAAGGACAAGATTCGTCCTATGAAGAAGTTCCTCAATGCAGTGAAGAAGCAGTTGGACACGGTGGTCCAGGTTGTTAGGCAACAGCGTGTCCGAAAGGTTGCTCCTAAGAAAATCAACCCTGTCAAGATGGTAAGCAAGATGCCGTACAAGAAGAAAGACGAAGCGTTGGGTCTGGAGTCCCTACGTCCCGAGGTGTTGATAGGTGCAAAACAGGCTATCGTCTACAATACCGAATATCGCTTCCTGATGTACTTCAAAGCAGCTAGCGATGACGGGTTCATGGTGACGGGTTCGACCTTGAAGAACTATGACCTCGAGAAGTCGGTGTTCAAGAAGATTCGTAAGCCTGAAGATATGGTGAAGGCCATCAAGGGTTCGACCTTGGCAGCGATGCGGAAGTACCTGGACACGGTTAAGGGCAAAGAGTTTGCGTGTAAGGGTCGCTTCAACGAGAACACGATGATCCTGAAAGTTTCGGGTTAGAATCAGCAAGAAGTTCTAGACAGACACTAGAACTTCCCTTATAATGAAGGCATGTTGAATGAGGTGTTAAACATGGACAGGGACATGAACAAGGTGAATCGTTACAAGGCAGCTGGTTACACCCATTACATTTCATGGGAAAACTACCACAAGGGGCTGGGCATGAATGTGAAGAAGGGGTTCCATACGACAGCCGATGCCGTCAAGATTCATCTTGATGCTCTTCGTCGGAAGAAGGATACTCTCAACCTTAAGGTGGAAGAGCTCTAATAAAGGCCACGAGCGGATTTTGAAGGACATTGAACAGCAGCTCTCGGAGATTCGCTTTGGAGGGTTTTAGCGCATCGCCAACAACATCGAACTGTCCTCCACAGAAGAAGGATACCTCAGAGACTACCTTAATAGCCTGGTGTTTGATAACAGGGGCAACCGATCGGGGTTTCCCAAGCCTGTTATGAAGGCCATTATTGAAATTTATTTGAAACTTCCTGAGCAAAAGAGAGACATCGGGTCCTAAAATTTTGGAAGATGAAACCCGTAGGAGTATAATCGTGGAGCTTTTACCAAAACCTTTCTTTTCTTTAGCATCGCCTTCTTAGTGCTCTACCTCTTGGGTTGGGTGGTGGCCCTCGTGGAGTACTGCAGGTTGACACCTGCTCAAAGACGATACACTAGTATCGAGGTTTCTATTCCTGGAATGCTAGGATTCATCTTGTCTGCATGTTATAATGTGGCATATTGGATGATGTGAGGAAAATGTGATGAAGCAACTAGAAGTCCAGAAGTTTTTGAAAAACAAGGTTGCTTCTGGATTGACCAATCTGGAAGCATTGCAGTCGTTGAGCACCGAACTTGGCATAAAGGTCAAGGTGTATGATGATCCTCAAGACCGAATGGTGCTTCTGGATTACGATCAGTTTGAATCTCCTAAGACTCACCCTATCGTCATTGAGTGCCGCTCGCTTATCCTTTGCTTGGATACTTTCGATCTGGTGTCACAGAAGTTCAATCGTTTCTTCAACCTGGGTGAATGCCCTGAATTCTACTCGGACTTTCAGTTTGAAGGTTCGTATGTGATGGAGAAGGTTGATGGTTCGTTGATCGGTGTTTACAACCGAAACGGCGTGTGGCAGATCTCAACCCGGGACATGGCAAAGGCCGAGGGCGAGCATATCCTGGGTGGAACTTTCCGTGAGAAGGTTCTGGCTGCTTTCGGATTCCATTCGGAGCAAGCCTTCCAGAGCTTCTTCAATGCAAAGCTTAAGCCCGGCAACACCTTTGTGTTTGAATACATCTCTCCTGAGAATCGTATCGTGACCAAGTATGAGAAGGCTGAGATGGTTCTGTTGGGTATCAACAACATGGGCGAGGAGCTTCGCTTCCAGACCATGAAAGACCTTTCGGCTTTCTTCAAGTCCTATGGGTTCAATGTTCGTTTGCCTGAGCTGTATGATGCAACCCGAGACATTGAGCAATTGGTTGAGGCAGCTAACTCTTTTAAGAACCTAGAAGAGGGGTTTGTTGTCTGGGATCCCTTTTCGGGCAAGCGCGTCAAGATCAAGGCCAAAACCTATCTTGCGGCTCATAAGCTCCGCGGTGAAAACGCCATACCGACCCGCAAGAATCTTCTGAGCCTTGTGCTGGAAGGTGAAGTGGACGAATTCTTGGCATATTTCCCTGAATGGACTGAAGCCGTTGCTGCTCTGCAAAAAGAGGTTGCTGATTTCGAGGCATATCTGTTGGAAGTGTGGTTTGACGTTTGCAACATTCAAGACCAAAAAGAGTTCGCTCTGAAGGTCAAGGATCTGCGTGGTTCGGGCTTCTTGGTCGAGGCTAAGAAGAAGAAAAAGTCACCTGTGGCGATCTTCCGTGAGACCGACGTGAATAAAAAGATGCGCGTTTTTGGAGTATGATATGGTAACTAGAACCCGAGTAGTTGTTGTTAGCAACAAGTGTCAGTGTAGACATTGTGGTGACATTATTGAGAGCAAGCACCGACATGATTTCGTATCATGCAAGTGCGGCGCGATCTTCACCGATGGTGGCAAGAGCTACATTCGCCGTGGTGCCAAAGACCCAAGTGACATTATTGATCTCAGCGAAACCTATGAGGAAGAGTATGAAGCTGATTGGTAAAGAATTTTTCTGAAAGTTCTAGACAACCCACTTTGTTCCTGTATAATGTAGTCATACAGTGAACGAAAGGGTTTTATTATGAAATTGGTCATTTGCACTCAGTATCGTGAGAATTACGGTACCGAAGACCGACCGTACTGGAAGATGAAGGGCGGCAACGTGTATGTTGTCGAGAATCTTACCATGTCCCAGGCTCAAAAAGCCATCGCGAGTGGGTGCCCACTCTTTCGGGTTTGATTGAGCACATAGGCCCTATGCTCGAGGAATACATTATCGACATTGCTGCGGTGTCGGATGACAAGGTTGTTTGCAAACCTTGGGAATCCGTTGTCAAGCTATCCTATGTTCAAGGCGTTTGGAAAGCTCTGCTGACCAAGGAAAATAACTACAGTAACATGAGAAGAGACATCGCCCGTAGAGTGGAGGAATGGACCTTGGGCGACAAGAGTTCGGTGAAAGTGATGTTTGAATTGGTTGATGGTCGGAAGATGTCTTATAATGAGTATGTTGCAGAAATTCGGTCAAAGCTGTGGTTGAGGACACTACCAAGTAACCCAGAACAATACTCGGTTTTCTGATTCTTCTAGACGTGTTCTAAAATCCTGCTATAATTGAGTCATCAGACAAGAAGATTGAACGATGCGGTACACGGTAGCTAAAGTGGAATTCGGTAACATCAAGGTCGGCACGATCTTTGCAACCCGCAAGGCCGCTGACGGTGCTGTTTTGGTCAGCCGCGTGAAGTTCTCGGATGATCCCAAATCGCTTGAAATGGTGGTTGATCCGACATACGAGCCAATTCGTCTCCCTCAGTCGGATGCCCGTCAACTTTTATCTCCCCCGTCTAAGGACCTTGCTGCGATTGTGGAAGCATCTATCTCTATCATGCTGAGTGAAAGCGCATACCGCTAAAAAGGAGAAAACATGTCTAATTCGATTCGCTACGAGATTGCTTCTGCTCTTCGAGACACGGTCTATTTCAGCGGTCATGCACCCAAGATCGAAAAGGTCAATCTGGGTGACAAGGATGTCTGGCGGGTGTCTGCCAAAGACGTTATTACCATAGACGTGGTTTCACCCCACAACATTGTGGTCTACACCGATGGCAAGTGTAAAACTTTCAATTCAGAATACACTGCCAAGACTTACATCCTTAGCGAAATCTTGGAGGAATAACATGCGCCTTCGTCGCTTCTGGTGTTGGTTGTTTGTCGGGCATGTGTGGGATAAAACCAACAGCAACAAAATGGCTAGCCGTCAAATGAACCGCTGTTCCGTGTGCGGTGCGTATGAAGCAGGCTCCGATTGAAGAATCAGAAAAATTCTTGCTGATTCTTGTAGACGATGTAGAATAGTTCTGTCATAATACAGTCATCGGTAAACAATATTTCATCATTGAACTCTGAAAGGAACGTGAAAAATGGCACATCAGATCGCAATTGTTAAGGGTAAGGCTTCTATGGCTTATGTGGGCGACAAGCCGTGGCATGGTCTCGGTCAAGAGCTGACCCCAGATGCTTCCATCGAAACCTGGAAGAAGGAAGCAGGCATGGATTGGGAAATCAAGGATTCCCCGATCTATTTCAATGACGGTTCTGGCTCTAAGGTTTATACAGGTAGCCGTGTTCTGTACCGAGGCGATACTCGTGAGCAGCTCTCCATCGTCTCGGACGAGTATCGTATCGTTCAGCCTGGTCAGGTTCTGGATTTCTTCCAAGACCTTGTTTCCCTGCAAGGCATGAAGCTGGCAACCGCTGGTGTGTTGTATGGGGGTCGCCGTTTTTGGGCCCTGGCTGATACGGGACGAGCAGCAGATGTTCTCGGCAATGACCGGGTGAAAGGCATGTTGCTTCTGACTACGTCTTGTGATGGTACTATGGCGACCAGTGCCATGTTCACCGCGGTTCGTGTGGTGTGTAACAATACGCTGACCCTTGCAATGAACAAGGACGGCAAGAGTGCCACTCGAGTGACCCATCGTTCAGTGTTTGATCCCACGAAGGTGAAGGCTGATCTGGGTCTCCTGGATACCGCTTGGGAGACCTTCAAGGCTAACATCACCGCTATGGGTAAGGTCAAGATGTCGGACAACGATGCCTATGATTTTGTCAAGAAGCTCCTGGTCAACCCCGACCGTGAGGCTGATAAGCAACCTTACACCCTGGAACGTGACGTTCAGGCTATCCTGAACCGTGCAAAGAATGGTATGGGTGCGGACAAGACCTACGGCACTCTGTGGGGTGTTCTGAACGGTGTGACGGAGTTTGTGGATCATGATAGCCGTGCTCGCATTCCGGACCACGCCCTTTGGAGTTCGTGGTTCGGCAAGGGTTCGAACCTGAAGACCAAGGCTTACGAGGCGGCTCTGGAACTGATTTAAGCAACTAGGGGCTCCGGCCCCTCTTTTGGAGATTGTTATATGAGCTTTGACCGATTTGATTTTGAACAAGCTATTATGATTGCTTGGTCTGGCACCGATGACTTGGACCTTGTGCTGGAAGCCATGGACGACGGCGCAAGCCAGAATGAAATTCGGAACATGCTTATTGGCATCAAGTTCTTGCAGGATCGGAAGTTCCGTAAGGTCTTCTCAATGCTCGAGGCGGGTGTAGCGGACAGAAAAATTCTCTGATTCTTGTAGACACGGGAAAGTTCTGTGTTATAATACATTATCAGCAAACGAAACGAGGAAAGAAAATGTTCTTGAACAAGGTGAACAAGGTTGGTAAAACTGCCAAGGTCGTGAGTAAGATCACGGGTGAGACCTTCAATGTTCGGCTTCTTGCAAAAAGTGAACTGACCCCGAAGATGGATCTGTTCATCATCTCGGGCAGGTCGGTTGTGTGGCGCGACAGCATCCGTCGTCGCTATCATGAAAAGTGAGGTGTTCTGAGGTCAACCGCCCCAGGCTTCAGCCTGGGGCTTGTGAGGAGTAGGTAGATGCTCTTAGACACCCCTCGGTGTCATGATAAATAAATGATACCGAGGGGGTTTCCACAAATGGCATACAATAATCTACGAAAGAAGTTTGAAGAATACAAGCGCAAGAAGGGCGTGGAAACCATGTCCAAGGAAGCGCTAAACTGGTTCTACGACTACACCAACAAATACGCCAAGGGAGCCTCGTTCTCCAAAACGGTGGGTGCAGGTTCATTCACAAACAAGCCAGTCCCTGGTCGATTCTACTTGTACCAATATGACCCCAAGACCAAGGAACAGATGCCGTACTATGATGCAATGCCCTTGGTGTTGATAACAGACGTGACAACAGACGGTTGGTACGGTATCAATTTCCACTACATGCCTCCAGCGGTGCGTCTTAAGATCATGGAGGGGTTCTATGATACACTGAAGAACCCAGCCTTGACCGATGGCGTCAAACTGAAGGCAAACTGGAAGCGCGCTGTGGCCGTGGCTAAAGCTGCATCGGCACATCGATTCTTGAAGCATAGCATCAAACGATACCTAGCCGATCATATAGCTAGTCCTTTGATTGAGCTTGATCCCGAGTATTGGGCAATATGCATCTTTTTGCCCTTGTCAAGGTTCAAGAAGAAATCCGCATCATTCGTTTGGAGCGACTTCTAAGTCCTCCAAGGAGAGGCTAAAGGTGCAGGCCTTCTACCAAAGAGTGGGCTGAGAGTCACCTTGTATCTTGTTGGTGTTTCCCTGCAGATTGGGAGAAGCACCACTGACACTTTCTTTTAAACAGGAACAGGAACGACTCGGTCGTAAATCTTAGCGTTCATGTCTTCATTTTCATTGGGAAAACAAACGACATAGACTGGATCGGGGCTTACAAATCCAATTGAGTAGAATCCTGTTGTTTCGTCACTAATCGCAGATCCCAAGAATTCGTTTGTGGTCTTTGAAAAAACACAGACCTTTCTTGCAATCGGATTCCCTTGTTGGTCATAAACTTTACCCTCGACCTTGTAGTTATTAACTACAATGTCTGCATCAAGAACAAAATTGATAACATTTGGTGAAAACACCTCAGTAAGAATTCTGCTTTGATTTGAATACCAATCATCCAGGGTAATTACGTATTTAATTGAAGGGTCTAACTTTTCAATTGAAAAATAACCATTTGTGGGAATTGATTGTCTATAAACATAACTGTTTGTTTGTTTAGCCAATCTAATAACTGCGCCATCATAAGGAACCAGTACGCCATTGATGTATTTCTTAACTGTTCCTGTTATTGAGGTAAGACCACCAATCTCATACCCGCCTGGTTTTCCTTCTTTTTCTATTTTATTTTCTACGAGTATTTGAGGGGTTTCGGAATCTCTAGGAATCAAATGGGTTGGTTCAAATCCTTCAACAAACACGTTAAGGGTATAGGATTCAACTGTTAGTTCGGCGGCAGGTGGCGTAAAATTCTCGGTGTATTTACAGACATAGGTAATTAGATGAACGTCATCTAATTCGCCTTTTAGGAAAGTGCCTGCAGAGGAAGAGTACATTCTACCAATCATGAAACGATCAAGGTGGTTCAAGTTGATTGTGCTCTGGGCAGTTTGTTTCAAAACGCCATCCAAGAATGCCAAGAAGCTATCGCCGTTTCTACAGAAAGCAAAATGATGCCAATTGCCGTCATTGATAGGATCAACCAAACTTACTATTGGTGCAGAACCACCGGGTGAAAACTCTAAAGTACTAGCAAAACTATTCGTTTGTGTGGGTGACGTTGGCGAAAACCAAAATTGAAGAAAATTTCCCGGGTTGGTTGATGAAGCAGGCGCCAAGAGTCTCTGATATCCTGATGCATGTGCCGAGGTTGTTTTGAACCATCCTTCAAACGTAAACGCAGATCTTCCCAAAGTAAACTGAAAAGGAGAAATCACCCCCGATGATGTTCCGTTGAATGCTGCAGAAGCTGAGCCGTACTTTTGTGTAGTCGTGTTGTAGGTAATGTCTGTAGCATTCCACGGTTGAAGATTTACAGAATCTTCAACCGTGCCGTTAAACGGCAAAAGGAAAGTTGAGCGTATTTCCATTAGTTATTCCACTTTGTTGCATTGATGAATATGTAGCCCGGATTTCCCAAAGTATTAGTAACAGAATAAGGCACAATGAACATCAAAGAATCAGGTGCCATGTCGGTGATGTTTTCTACAATTCTGACTATGTTGTCTTGACCCAGTTTACCTCTAAGATTTTGAGGAGAAACATACATGCCAGGAATCTTTCCTCTCAAAGCTAAGTTTACTTCTTCTAAGACAAATGTCTCAAACAGAACCAGACCAAAGTCAGGGCCGTTTGGAAAATTGATCAACCCATAATCGCCTGAGTTCCAAGAAGAGGCGGCAGATACGCTTACTGTTCTGACGTCAGTCGGACCACCCAACGAGGTATATGATTTTTGGATTTTTAAAGAAATTCCTCCAATACTGCCAATTGAATATGAAGAGTTGGTTGGGCTAGTATAACTAGCTGAACTATTATTCCCTCGAATAATTGACCTAAAGCTATCATTTTGCTTTCTGCTTTCAATATCACCAAAAACTCCAACCGTGTTATCGTAGCTGGTAGATGATTGGTTGATGATATAGACGAAATTAGCGTTAGCTATAATTGTCCAAGGTTTGTTGTTTGAATCGCTTGATTTAAAGAACCAACGGTATTGAGAAAGCATTTCGTTTGAGCCAACTGAAACACTAGTCATAGATTCATAGCAACGAATTTCATAGATTTGTGACGTTGTATCAATTACTCTGAAAAATGCAAAACTAGCGCCTACCTTATTTGGGGCATATACTGCTTCGTTTGTTCCGGTGTATGGTTTAGTCCAACCCGCAGGTGCCATTTTTGATGTAATTGTACCTGTGGCGGTTTGATCTGCAATACCCGTTGTCTCGAAGGTAAATGTTGTTCCGGTCGTTGAGGTGATTCGATGTTGGCCGTTCAATTCAGAAGGGGTGGCTCCTGAAATTTCTATGACTGCATACTTTCTATATGAGTGGCCTGCAGCAATTGTAGCTGTTGCAACGTTTGATGATACAACAAGAGAGTCTAGAGTTTTGGTATCGAAACCGTTTACTAAACATGCATCCAAAACAGGAATAATTGACCCAGCCGCATTATTAAGGGCAGGGGCTCCTGGCATGGCGCTAGTAAAAAATTTCACATCTGTTTGTAGTGGCATTTTTAGAATTCCTTAATAGTGTTCACTATGTTTGAGTATTTATGATGTTACTTCAATAGGTACGACTCTAGCTATTAGGTAGTTATATGTCGGTTCTGTTAGTCGCCCGAAGAAATAACGTAACATTATGAAGCGGAGTCCGTGGTTGTGTCTGGTTCATGCAGGAATAGTTCTCAGGATGAGATCGTTGTAGGTTGTCCCTTCGCTATCGTCCAAACAGATGACATTGCACTCACCTGTGTAGGTAGTGGTGATTTCATATTTGCCAAGCGGTAAGGGCGTCGCTGTTTCTGGAAACGGCGCAGTAGGCGGGGTGAAGTTTGCAGTGTAACGGGCTACGCCTTTGGTGATTCTAAATGAATCCAGATAGCCATTAAGCGGTCGGGAGGCTGCTCTCTCAGACCCTATGTCAGCTACTGCTGTAGAATTAAAGTTAGTGGTGAGCGCCCCTTGGTAACCCATGACGCCATCAACGAACATCCGCAGAACCCCACTCTCTCGAACGAATGCAAAGTGAGACCATTTGTTAGTCGGCACAGGTATACTGCTAACAGGTGCGGTGTTACCGTCCCAGAGAGACGGGGCGTTGTCTCTCCTATCGAGGAAAAAATTCATATCAGGGTTGAAGTCAAACGCTCCAAATATTGACCGATCATTATCCACCCCGCCCCCGGGTGGAGGCCCAACGTAAATCCACCCCTCAACAGTAAAGTCCCCTGTCCCAAAAGAAAAATCAAGAGTCGGGGCCGTATCAATACGGCTACCAACCCCGAAGAATTTACCACTGGTATTTCCGAACTTGGCCTGTTCACTTGAGATAATCGCACCGCCCTTAGCTGTCCACAAGCGGCCAGTTTCATCAATGAAGGATGTACTGCCGTTAACGCCGTCAAAATGCAGCAGCGACACAACCTTGTCCCAGTGCGGGTCTGATGAGCCGTCCGATGATAGTGTCCACCCAAGCAGCTCTCCGGTGTCTCGTCGATAGGCACGCACGATCCGACCAGCGACAGGGTTCCCAGAATCATCAAAAACTGTACCGCTAATAATGGGCATCGCTCACCTCTTATAATAACCTAAACTCACCACTCGACCAAGAACGTTATTTGTCGTACAAGTGAGAGATGATTTGAAAGAAATCTTGTCTCGGTGAATATCAACCATCATTCCACCTTCTCCCATTCGCCTGATTGAACATCATCCATCCCATCAAAGAACCCAATAGGGCTCAATTCTTCCATCAAATCCTCAGAGCTTTCTTCAATGAACGTCTTACGGAAATCTTTCTGCATGATTTCCTTGAAAAACTCTTGTCCCGTTGCCCAAGCAAAAACAACAAGCGCCATGACCGTATCATCGTGGCACATCTCATCAGCTTCGTATGAATTGTTCTTTGAGATGAATGTGCTGAATTCTTGAATCGTTGTCCAATCTCGCAATTCATATTTATTCGACTCAATCAATGCCTTGATGATAGAACAACCTTCGCGCTTTGTAGACTTTGTGGTGCGAACACCATTACGTCCGTTCTTCCAAGATCCGAGAACAATTTTGCCTTTCGATTCACCTGTGGTCAATAGGTTTTCATATTCCTCATCAAAGTAAATTGCATCAGCTACCGCCTCACCAATGTCATTGATTTCCACAAGGACATAACCGTTGTTGTATTTCTTAGCAATCTCCACAATGATTCGAGGCAAGAGATAGTGGTTTGTCTTGTTATCACGGAACATTGCCACTTGTTTGAACGGATACTCTGTAATGTCCGTGACTTGGATAACAGAGTAGTCAATGCCCGCACCTCGAGAACAATCTACACTTAGGAAGTAGACATGATCTGGCTTTGGGTGTTCATACACCTTCAATGAACCGCTTTGAGCCACAGGTTCACGGTGCACCAATCGTCTCAATGTTGCAGGTGATAGCAACGTGCTCGCTGATCCTAGGAACTGCGCTTCGAATTCTTGTTCCCACGATTCTTGACCAATGTTAGCAATAGTCTTCTCTTTCCATGCCTCATCACGGCCAGGAACGTCATACCAGCTGATTTCAAACGGAACGAATTCAGAACGACCCGTAGTTGCCTCGACCCACATCTTGTAGAAGTGGTTCATACCCTTAGGCGTAGAGAACACCGATATCTTTGACTCCTTACCAGATGAAATGGTAGGATACACGGACTCGAAGAACTCTGTCGCTTGGTTTGGCGGGACGAAGGCGAATTCATCAAGAACCAACCAGCTTATGCTTGTGTTCGAAGATATTACATCATTGGCAAAATAACACTGGTCACCAACATTTCCTTCAATTATTTCCCAATCTTCTGATGGCTTCTCTAAAAGATTAAGACTGACAATCTCATCTGTTTTCTTGTTCTTTGCAAATTGAACCCTACCCTCATTGCCCGTCTCAACATATGCGGGATCGTACATAAACCCCCGTTCTTCAATCTCCTCGCATTCCAAAATCTCGGCTTTTCCAGTTGCAGTGATGACTTCCATCCCTACTGTCAAATCTTCAGCGTTAATCCAACCCAGACTGGTAAATAGAGGATGGTTTTTACTTAATCTCAACTCTTTACCGTGACTCAAAAATAACCTGATATGGGATTCACTCGGATAACGAATCACTGAAGAGAAGTTACTCCAACCTGAAGGCGTTTTTAACAGGTAATCCTTATTCAAAGAAACATCGGGTGAGGATTTATCCAACATCTCAAAGAGACCTTCTATTTCAATGTCAAACTCCTCACCTGAAGATATTTTCTTGACATTTAATATGATACTACCGTGTATGCAACCACGAATCGCGCTTGATGATGTTGAAGCAGCAATGACCTTACATCCGTTGCCTAGGCTGAATGAACCTTTGTTCCAAGATGTGACGCCGACCTGCATCCACAAAGGCAGATGTTCGTACATCATTTGGATACGGCTCAAAATTTCACGAGCGGTCGCTGCCTTGTTTGCAAGGATGGCAACGGTCTTATGTTCTTGGAACAGAATGTAGTGCAGGATACAGGCTGCGGTTGTGGTAGACTTACCAGATTGTCTAGGCAACTTCAAGAGAACGTAACGGTTCTCCATTGTCAAGCGAACAATGTCTTTTTGATAATAGTAGAGCTTGAACGGCACAAGACCTTTGTCAATATGCACAATCTTGGCATAGTTTTCAATGAAGTAAATTGGATCGCTGTAACACTTCACCAACTCTTGAACCTGCCACGGCTCGAAATTGATTTCGACACCCGCCGCTTTCAGGTTCGGGTTGTTTAGGTAAACTTTAACGTCTTGATTCATGCTATAGATATTCTATATGGTTGTTTATTAGTATTTATTAGCGAGACTTGATAAAATGAAAACTGCCAAGGTCACTTGCAAATGCGGCAAGCAAGTCGCTTACATTGAAGAATTCCTAGAACACGGAGACCTCCAGCAACGAGAGTTTGACCTCTTGACAGAGCAAGGGTATCATGTTATCATTGGTGATGATTTACCCAAATCACCACTTTGTCTTGAACCTTGTTTTGAAAGGTATGACTGTGCCTTCAAGAATTGTTTCTCCACCAAGCCAGGCTTTCACAATGTCTACACCTGGAGACACAAGAACTGTAGTCAGAGCTTTGGCGACGAACTACATTCAGGAAGCTCTGGAAATACTTCAACGGACGACAAAAAAGCGTCTACGCTTTGATGAGTTGATCCTGAGCGGAAGGTTGTCTTCAACCATGGGACTCGCAAACTATCGCATGGTCGGAAACCGCTATTACTACACCATCACAATTTCCTCTAAGATTTTCAAACGTGATAGTATAGCCCTAAAAGAAACCTGTTACCATGAGGTTGCCCATCTAGCAGATTGGCAGATCTACAGGAAGTGGGGGCATGGCGACACGTGGTGCCGCCTCATGCGTAAGTTGGGGCTGGAACCTAAGGTTTACATAGAGCCAGAAGAATATGTTGAGGCTGGTTACATTTCTGTAGACGAACGCCCAATCTCTTGATATGATGTAGGCATGAAACGGTGAAACACCGTGGCAAAGAAAGGATCATCAGAATGAACGTAGCAAAGACCATCCTGAATCAAATCAAAGCGATCGACGCTTGTGCCATGTTGGCATGGGGTGCCAAGGATCTTGTCTATACGAGCAAAGGCCTCCAGTTTCGCGTCGGTGGTTTGGCAAAGTTCAAGGGTCTAGTTCATGTTCGCTACGATGAAGGCAACGACCTTTACGATGTTGAGATCATCAAGATCAAGAAAGGCATGCCCGAGGTCGTGAAGAAAGTCGAAGGCGTGTTCGGTGAATGTTTGGTGGACGCCATTGACGCTACGGTGCAGTGATGTAAGACATTTACTATTATCGCCCTTGGGGTTTGGGTTGAGTTGGTTCTTGATGCTGGGGGCAATCGGGTAGGAGAATGTGAGTATTTTTCTACAAAGGCCATTGCAAAGTCGTGGCAAGTTGATGTATAATGCGGCATTGTGATTGGGGGATATGAAGATGCGTAAGCTGGCAAGCATTCGTAAAATTGATGAGATTCGTCCTATTGAGGGTGCAGACGCAATCGAGTGCGCAGTTGTTGGCGGATGGACGGTTGTGGTGAAGAAGGGTGAGTTCAAACCCGGCGATGTGGGTGTTTATCTTGAAATTGATAGCTGGGTTCCGACAGAGCTTGCTCCTTTCCTATCTAAAGGTAATGAACCTAAAGAATATAATGGTGTAAAGGGTGAACGCCTTCGGACTGTTAAGCTCCGTGGTCAACTTTCTCAAGGTCTTTTGCTTCCTGTAGATGAAGTAAATGGAACCAAATTCATAACCGGATACTTCCGGGAAGATGGTGTGGGTTCTATGATTATTGTCAAGGAAGGCGATGACGTAACGGAAGCTCTAGGAATCCAGAAGTGGGAAGCCCCTGTTCCTGCACAACTGGCAGGACAAGTTCGTGGCAACTTTCCAACGGCCGTTCCTAAGACCGACCAGGAAAGAATTCAGAACTTGAAGAAGGAATTCGAGGAATGGAAGGCTCAAAACCTTGTCTTTGAGATCACTGAGAAGTTGGATGGCTCTAGCTGCACAATGTACCTTGACCTTGAAGGCGATTTCCATGTCTGCAGCCGCAACCTTGATCTGAAGCGTGATGAAAACAACAGCTTCTGGAAAGCAGCCATTCAGAACGACGTTGAGAATCGTATGGTCGCGGCAAACTTGCAAGGTTTGGCCATCCAGGGTGAATTGGTTGGTGAGGGCATTCAAGGCAATCAGTACAAGATTCGAGGTCAGAAGTTCTACGTCTTTGACATCTACGATACCAAGACTGGTGCGTACTTGAACAGCGAACAGCGAATCAAACTTTGCCAACAGTTGGGTCTGGAACATGTACCCTTGGTTTCGGTGAAGGCTATCACCGCTGAAGACATTGCGGGTATCCTGCAAGAAGCGGAAGGTAAGAGCCTTCTGAATGATAGCGAACGCGAAGGTTTGGTGTGGAAGTGCATTAGCGATCCGAGCATCAGCTTCAAGACCATTTCGAACCGGTGGCTCCTGAAGAACAAAGAATAAGGAAATTCTTTGACAAGGGGCTAGGCATCTAGCCCTTTCTGTTATAATGTAGTCATACATCAAAAACGTCCAATTCATCAAGGCCTAAAATGTTTCGTTATACGCCTAAAAAGGAAATCCTTAAAGAGCTGAAACGCCAGCGCAACAAAGGTTGAAACAGAACCTCCGGTTCAACATATGAGTACGATTATGTTAGTCGGATATTCAAGGGCAATTACAGTTTGACTTGGCGTTTCATGCGTTATTGGGAACATGTTGAGTTTTATAGCGAAGAACAACGCCGAGATCGTACTCATGCAATGTACCAAGATATCCTAGAATACTACAAGGTGAAGTACAATCTTCAGCCCGGAACACCCAAGAAGCCTGTTAATTGTCGGGAACATCTAGAGCGTGCCTTCAATGCATTCCCTGAATTCAAGCAAGCCGTAAGAACTTCAACGGCGATAACTTCTCGGAGTATTTGACGTTGAAGGCAAAGAGCCGGGTGAACTGATGGCGAAATATCGTCGCTACTTTGAACGAATGAACCTGAAGGCATTTGTGGCATCTCTTAGTCCCGAGGCTTTCCGTGGGTTTGTGATGGAATTGCAGGACGAGGTTTAGGAGAATGATTATGAACTTAAAGCAAGGCGACAAAATCTACAAACGGAAGTTCGAGAACTTAACCCCTCGCCAGCTAACAGACCTTATGAAACGGTGTAAACAAAGAAAGTACGCCTTGAAGGAATGGTGGTTCGAGGTTGAAGAGAATTCTGAAAGAAAATACTCGGGATGTTTGTTCTACAAACTGTAGACATGGTCTGATTCTTTGTTATATAATTACAACATCAGAACAGGAGATCGGACAATGAACATCAAGAAAATCATCGTAGCAGCAGCAATGGTTGTGACATCGTTCGGTGCAGCTGCTCAAGAATGGACGACTTCCATAGGCGTTTCGATTGGTGGTCCTAATGGTCACATCACTATCGGAGCCACAAACGGACATCCCGTTGTCCGTGGTGTCTATGTTCATCCTGGTGTGGTGTATGCACCGCCAGTGGTTGTTTACCCGGCACATGTTCCCTCGGTGGTTGTTGTTCCGTGTTATAATTGCGGACAGTATCCCCAAGGTAATCCTTACGATCCTTACCGCAATCATCATCACCTTCAGAGACCCCCCCATTACCACTTTCATCACCACTATCACCGTTGATTCTTAACCAAGAAATTTTTCATTATGACGATTTTTCACTCTGACGGCACGCTCCCTAGCGACAATTCCATTTTCGTTTTCGGCAGTAACCTTGCGGGAATTCATGGCGCGGGTGCGGCTGCAGCAGCTTTGAACTTTGGTGCTAAATGGGGTAAAGGTGTTGGCCTTTCTGGCAAGACATACGCCATCCCTACAAAGGATGAAAACATCAAGACCATGCGTCTTAGCGCCATTCGTCCTTACATTGAAGAATTCGTCCAATTCACAAAAGACCATCCCGAACTCCGTTTCTTCGTGACTCGTATCGGTTGTGGTCTTGCGGGTTACACTGATGGTCAGATTGCGCACCTGTTCAAGGGTGCAGTGAATTGTTCCTTCGCTCAAGAGTGGCGACCGTACATTGAAAAATGATCTCTAACAATACGAGTAAATGGTATGAAGGTATGCTTGCAAAAGCATCACATCTTGGTCAATTGAGTGACGTTCCGACATACAAGATTGGTGCGATTCTAGCTTATCGAAAAGGCATCATTGCAACAGGATACAACAAGAAAAAGAGCCATCCCTTACAATATCACTATAACCAGTTCCGTGAAGAATACAAACGCCGTAGAAGCTTTGTTCATGCAGAAATTGATTGCATAGGCAATCTTAGAGAAGTGCCCAAGGGCTCTACTCTTTTCATTGGCAGGATGGACATGAACGGCAACCCCGCAATGTGCCGCCCCTGTGAAGCTTGTCTTCGTCTGATAATGCTTCACAATATTTCCGAGATCGTTTATAATACACCGAATGGATATGCCATTGAACATTTGAAAAGGTGAGATATATGAGTCTATTAGAAAAGCTTAAGAAAAATTCAAAAATCAAAGAAACCTCTGTCCTAGAGAATTCCACATTCTTCAACAAAAAAGATGAAATACCCACACCGATTCCTGCTCTTAATATTGCTCTTAGCGGCTCTATTGATGGGGGATTGCAACCTGGGCTACTCCAGGTGGCTGGCCCTTCAAAGCATTTTAAGTCCAGCATCTCCTTGGTGATGGCTGCCGCCTACATGAAGAAGTATCCAGATGCCGTTCTGATGTTTTATGATTCAGAATTCGGTTCTCCCAAGTCATACTTCCAAGCGTTCGGCATTGATACGACTCGTGTCCTTCATACGCCCATCACCGACATTGAGCAATTGAAGTTTGACATTATGAGCCAGTTGGAGCAAATTCAACGTGGCGACAAGGTCATCTTCTTGATTGACTCTATTGGCAACCTTGCATCTAAGAAAGAGGTTGAGGATGCGCTGAACGAAAAGTCCGTGGCTGATATGTCACGCGCTAAGCAGTTGAAATCATTGTTCCGAATGGTTACACCCCACCTGACAATCAAGGACATTCCTATGATTGCGATTAACCATGTCTATCAAGAGATTGGTATGTTCCCCAAGGCGATCGTCTCTGGCGGTTGCCTGACGGAAAATACTAAAATCCGAATGGCTGACGGCACGACCCGAAACATTCAAGACGTCAAGGAAGGCGAGCTAGTTCAAACACGTTCTGGTCCAAGGAAAGTGACGGCAACTTGGAATCCCGAAACCCTAGAGGAAGGAACCCCTGAATGTTTTGAGTTGGTGTTTGAGGATGGCTACACGGTTCGTTGTTCTGACAAACATCCGTTTCTTGTTAGAATGGGTGACGGCTCGGAGAAGTGGGTGATGGCAAAGGACCTCACTTACGATATGGAGTTTATCCGTCACTAACAGGCCAGTGCCTCCTGAAAAAACAGTTTTTATATAAAAGTACATTCAGGAGGCACATATGAAAAAACAAACGATAGAATGGTACAAGAAAAATTTCCCTTCACTTGACCTTAACAAACAGCCATCAGATGAAGAAATGCTGATGATATATTCTGCTTTTGATAAAGACCTAAACCTCAAAAACCCCATTATCGTTTCAAAATTGCTTGCGCACGGAAACGAACTAAGGGGAATGGTGGAAATTTACAAAATAATAAAGTCAATAGTTAATCCAAGTGGAAAACTGGGCGGGTCTAGACGAAGCAAAACATATTGGTTGGTCCGGGGTTATTCTGAAGATGAAGCAAGACGCTTCACAAGTGAAATTCAAAAAGAAAATTCTCCGAGGTGTGTGGAATATTGGGTTAAGCGAGGCTACACTAAAGATGAGGCCATTGTAAAGGTAAAAGAGACCCAATCTCAGAACGCAATCAAATTTCATCAAAAAGTCAAATCAAATGGTTCATCCGTATCACGCTGGAATAAGAATTACTGGATTGCTCGTGGTCTTTCAGAAGAAGAAGCCGCTGAAAAGGTAACAGCACTTCAAACAAGCAATGGCAACAAATATGCTCAAAAGTATTCAGCCGAAGAGCGAAGAAAACATCAACCATGGTGTGTAGAGTATTGGATTAGTCAAGGTAAAACTGAAGACGAGTATGCCGAATTTATGTCCTCTCGTTATGCATATTGCTCAAAATCATCGGTTAGATTTTTTGATAGCTTGTGTGAGGAAATTCAATTCGTTAAACCTCATTACGGTGAAAGAGAATTTGGTAAATTCATCAAAGGATTGGGGTATGTAAAATATGACTTTGTAGACACGGCTCTGAAAATTGTTATAGAATATGATAGCGAATTTTGGCATAGATCGGAAGAAGCAAAGCGTAGAGACGCAGTGAAACAAGAATTCATGGAAGGATTAGGGTATAAGGTTTTTTAGAGTGCAATTTGAAAAGCATGCTAAAGACCCCACAAATTATGTTAAGCAAATTGCAAAGGAAATAATGAATGAAATTGGTAAGCAAGAAATCAATCGGTAACGTTCCCGTCTTTGATATTTCAGTTGATGAGGTCGAACACTACATCCTTGAAAATGGTCTCATAACTCATAATACCGGTGGATACTATTCTGCAAACGACATCTGGATCATTGGTCGTTCTCAAGAGAAAGATGGCACGGACGTTGCAGGTTATACTTTCACCATCAACATCGAGAAGTCTCGTCGCGTCAAAGAGAAGTCCAAGATTCCTTTGACTGTTATGTTTGACGGGGGCATTACCCGTTGGTCGGGTTTGCTAGACCTTGCCCTTGAGGGAGGCTTCGTTACTAAGCCAAGTATGGGTTGGTATCAGAAGGTTGATCCTGATACGGGCGAATTGGTTGAAGGCAAGTATCGTGCCAAGGAAACAAACACGGCAGAATTTTGGGAAGACATCCTGAAGAACCAGAAGTTCAAGGACTTCATCTGTAAGAAATACCAATTGGTGATGAACGAATCCATCATGTCTGATGAACATGGAGAAGCCGATGCAGACGAAAAATGATGTCTATGCAATTATCCAAGATTTGAGGAAGGTTGTGCCTTCTTTTTATTCGATCCCTGTGGAGAGCGATGAAGAAGCTCGCATGATGGACGAGAAGAAAATCATCGGAGCCGTTGTGCTTCAGGATGGTGACTTCAAGGACCATATCATCATTCTCCGTAGTGTCGAGGTGAAAGGTTCGCAGCTTGAGATTGACTACACCGCAGTGAACAAGGACAAACAGAACGTGGAGTCGGATGAACTGAACGTTATCGTGGGTAATCTCATCAATTATTTACTAGCTATGGAACGTCTGAAAGAATTTGACAAACAAGATGATTCCTGATATAATTGTCCTTTGGTCTAGGAGAATAAATGATAGAAGAAGTAATCTTGGAGAACCTGTTGCACAATGATGAGTATATGCGAAGGGTTCTCCCTTTTTTGAAGGATGAGTATTTTGGCGAGAACGCCCATTCTATCGTCTTCACAAAAATCTCAGAGTTCGTTTCCAAGTACAACAAGGCACCTACTCAAGATGAGCTACGTATTGAAATCAAGGACACGAAAGGACTAAAACAATCAGACTATGAGACTGCGGTTGATCTTGTCAATAGACTGACAAAGCGTAGCAAAGCGCCCTCGATTGATTGGCTTGTTGAGCATACGGAAAAGTTCTGCAAGGACAAGGCACTGTTCAATGCCATTGTAGACGCCGCTGCAATGATAGAGGACGATAAGGCGGACGTAGGCCAGATCCCGGACATTTTGAAGAATGCTCTATCGGTGTCATTTGATACCAACATCGGTCACGACTTCATGACCATGATTGAGCAACGCTACAAAATGTTGCATCAAATCAATGAATACAAGATTCCTTTTGACATTGAAGCACTGAACGAAATCACAAACGGAGGTTTGCCTCGGAAAACTCTTGCAGTTGTATCAGCATCAACTGGTGCTGGTAAATCTCTGTTCCTTTGTCATTGTGCGGCACGGAACCTCTTAGCAGACAAGAACGTCCTTTATATCACCATGGAAATGGCAGAAGAACGTATCTCGGAGCGCATTGACGCTAACATCTTGAACATGAGGATTCAAGATCTACCTAATCTGTCATTGCAAGAATACAGACGTCGGTTGAACAAGGCATTGGATGGCTGTAAGGGTCGCTTGATTGTCAAAGAGTACCCCACCGCTAGTGCGGGTGTTACGCAATTCAGGGCGCTCATCAATGAGCTGAAGTTGAAGAAAGACTTCGTGCCAGACATCATCTACGTTGACTACATCAACATCTGTTCTTCAAGCCGATTCAAGGCAGGCATGGTGAACTCTTATCAATATGTCAAGGCCATTTGTGAAGAACTACGTGGTCTGGCTATTGAGTACAATCTGCCTATTGTTTCAGCTACTCAGTTGAATCGTGAGGGCACGGATACGACAGATGTTGGTCTGAAGGAAATTTCAGACAGCCATGGCCTAGCCATGACCGCCGATATCCTTTTGGCTATGATTCGTACTGAAGAACTAGACGAGCAGAATGTTGTCATGTTCAAACAGTTGAAGAATCGCTTTTCAGACATGGCAAGCAAGCTCCGTTTCGTTGTAGGTATTGATCGCTCGAAGATGAGGTTGTTTGATGCAGAGTCTGAGGTTCAGATGACAAAGACACGACCCGTTTCAAACGGAAGTCCTAAGCGTAAAGATGAGGAGATTGACCAAGATACAGGGGAAATCAAGTTCAAGAAGCCAGCTTTGGGTGTAGGCAACAAGCCAAGGTTCTCAGGCATCAAGGTAGAATAAAGTTCTAGACAACTCCTTGTTCTATGCTATAATTGAGGCATAGGGACAAGGAGCATATCATGGAAACTGAAATCATTAATGGGCATAAAGCGGTTGTCCGACACATTTTCAAAAAAGGAAGATCTTGAGGTTGGTTCTCGTTGGACTGCTGCCTATGGTTCCAAAGGCGACGTTGTTGTCATTCGAAACATTGTGAAAACAGAAGAACTCTGGTGGGTTCAATATGGATATCATGGCTCAGACACGACCTACGAAAAAGACTACTTCTCTTTTCAGTGTCACTACTGCAAGATTGTTGAATAAAGGACAAGACGCCTCGTGCGTCTTGTCTTAAAATTGAATCAACAAGGAAGGAACATCATGAACAAACAAAACATCGCTTTTGAAAAATTCTACTCAAAAGTAGCAGTTAAAGACAACTAAATTAAGCCGAAGATTGTCCGTATGGATAATTGGGCGGCTGATAATTACGAAAGCGAAGATTTGTTTGCTGGTATGTCAGACGCTGGTTATCGGCGCTGAATCGGTCAAAAAGGATCTGATGGTAAAGTGAAATGGCGAATTACCGAGTCCTACGGACCAAATAGTACCGAGTACACATATTCCGGAATTACCCAAGAAGAGTTTGAAGCACTGGAGTTTTAATGACCACATTTGCAACCCTTATTGAAATTTTGAACAGCGACGGTTCTCGTTTGTTCAAGGAAGCTAAGCTGAAAGAGTTTGGCGAGAAGTATCCGAACTTTGTTCGCCTGCTGAATCGAACCTACAGCCCAGAGTATGTCTACGGCATCAAGAAGGTTCCCGAGGTGGTGAATTTCGGTGTTAAGAATTTGAACGATGCTTGGCCCTCAGTCGAAGCAACACTGGATCGTCTAACAAGCCGTGCAATTACAGGTAATGCTGCCCGAGATGAGGTCGCATCGCTCATGTCTTCACTGCTAGAACAAGAGGCAAAAGTTCTAGCAAATCTCCTGAAAGGTGACCTACGTTGTGGTATCAATGTGGGTTTAATCAATCGAGTTTTCCCTGGTACGATTCCCGAATATCCTTACATGCGCTGCTCCTTGCAGAAAGGTAGCAACATTGATAAGTTCAATTGGAAAGACGGAATCTTCTCCCAAGAGAAAGCAGACGGCATGTTCGCCAACGTGTTCGTTTATGCTGATCGCTCAGTCAAGATCACAAGTCGTAACGGCACAACGTTCGCCAATGTTGAGTTCCAAGCGTTCATTGATGAATTCTTGAAGGTAGCCGATGTAGGATATTGTTACCATGGCGAACTTCTTGTGGCAGAAAAACATCCGGATGGTTGGAAGATTTTGCCTCGTGAGATCGGCAACGGTGTTTTGAACAGTGTTCTCAAGGGTGGTTCGTTTGAGAAGAACCAGAAACCGTTCTACTTCATCTGGGACAAGGTGCCTGTTGAGAATGCAGTAGCAGGCGGCAAATATGAAGTTCCGTATCGTGAGCGTTATAAAAAGGTTGAGAAGCTGAAAGGCCAATACTTCCTTCCCATCCCCACCAAGATCGTCTTCTCCTTGAAAGAAGCATTTGAACATTATGTTCAAATGACCGCCATGGGATATGAAGGCACGGTCATCAAGAACCCCGAAGCAATTTGGGCAGATGGTACGTCCAAGGATCAAATCAAGATGAAGGTGGAAGCCGAGGTTGATCTGATTGTCCGAGGCTTCAATCCAGGCAACGGCAAAAATGAAAAATGGTTTGGTTCGTTGATTTGTGAGAGCTCCGATGGTTTGGTGCAGACTAATGTATCGGGCTTCAGCGATGCGGACCGTGAGCGTATCACCAAAGAGATGGACGAATGGATTGACAAGAAAATCATCACCGTTCGGGCAAACTCTTTGATGCCCAATGACAATGGTCCTCGGCGTCTGTTCCTCCCACGGTTTGTTGAGGAACGTCTTGATAAGAGCGAAGCGGATAGTCTTGAGAAGATTATTCAAATCTTTGATGAAGCGATGAGGGGTGAGAAATGAGCGAGAAAATTTGTGACGAGTGCGAGACAGTAGCGCATTGCAAACAATTTGGTTGTATCCCTAAGGTTATGGATGCTTTCAATCTGTTCAAACAGAAGAACTCTAAGTTGGGTGTGAACTATTACATCCGCCGCATTATGAAAAGCAAAACGCCCGTAGAGTTTTTGAAGAATCAAGCTGATCTGGTGTTGTTCCTGAACCGTAGGTTTGGGTATGAACAAGAACAATACCTTGAGAAATATAAAGAGTTGCTTAGTGCATTTGAGCCCAGGCCTTCAAAGCCTCATTATTCGGAAGAACCTCCAGAAATTTGAAAGAAAGCCCCTCGAGGGGCTTTCTTTCCTATAAATAATAAAAACAACTAGGTGGATAAACATGTCTGCATCTAAACCAGAAACAAGAAAAGAGTTCAAAGCGTATTGCCTGCGCCGTTTGGGTGCGCCCGTTATTCAAATCAACGTAGACAATCAACAGGTCGAGGATTTGGTCGATGCTGCCTTGGAATATTTTGGTCGAAATCACCATGACGGCAGCATCCAAATGTATGTGCCAGTCGAAGCAACAGCTCAAGTCATTCAAGACAAATACTTCCCGATTGATGACTCATTCGTAGGTGTTCAGCGAGTCTTGGAAACGTCATATCAAGGATCAAGCCAATTTTCTATTGAATGGCAATTGATGGCTAGCACATATCCTTTTGCACTAAAAGGCGATGGTCTTTTAACATACAGCATGGCGATGTCTTATCGTGAGACATTGAAGAACGTTGTTTCTGGAAAAACGAAGCACATTCGCTTTAATCGTCATATGGACAGACTGTTCATTGATATTGACTGGAATACGGTTCGTGAAGGTCAGATTTTTGTTGTTGAAGCAACAAGAGTTCTCGACCCCGACGAATTCCCACGAGTGTGGAATGACCCTTTTCTCAAAAAATATGCCACTGCTCTAATCAAGAGACAGTGGGGTAACAACCTTCGTAAGCTACGAAACGTTCAGTTGGTTGGCGGCGTGACAATTGATGCAGAAGGTATACTTCAAGAAGCAGAAGCAGAGATCAAAGAACTAGAAGAATCCATGATCTTAGAACACCAAGAACCAGTAGACTTCATAATGGGCTAGAGCAATGGCAGTTTCACCATATTTTCAGCACATCAATGCAAACAACGAGCAAGACCTTTATCACGAACTTGCAACAGAGTTAGTGCAGCTTGCTGGCGTAGATGTTCATTACATCAAGGTAGAACAGGTCAATGATGCGAACTACGACTCATTGTTTGGCGAAAACAGATTTGAGAAGCTAGGCCAATCTGTTGTTATTGAAATGTATCTAAAGGACTTCGAGCAACCCTACGGCAACTATGACCTATATGCCAAGTTTGGTTTGGTACAACCTAACACTTGTACGTTCTTGGTTGGCGTTAGACGTTTTGATGGGGTGTTTGGACATAGACCAAGGGAAGGCGATTACATCTATATTCCCGCTTGGGATTACCTAGGCCCTGATGACATTTTTAGAATCGCCAAGGTTGATATTTCAGACTTTCAATTCAAGGCATTGGGAAGTCCTGTTTATTATTTCATCAAGTGCGAAAGAGCCAAGTACAATCATCAACAGGTCAATACGGGCGAACCTGTATTGGATGCAGGTACAGCTGGGCTATTGAACAATGACAGTGTGGCTAATGATACAAACGCAGACAACGACCCATTACAACAACTTTCAAACGATTTTATTCAGTTTGACGAGCGCAATCCATTCGGGAATCCATAATGCTAGGGCACGCACCATTTTATCACCAACACTATAAAAAGTATGTGTCTATCTTCGGCACGTTGTTCAACGACATTTCTATTGTCCGTAAGAACGCCGAACCAGGTGGGGCAGACAAAATAATCAAAGTGCCTTTGTCATTCGTTCAGAAGGATAAGGCATTGGAGCGTTTCATTCAAAACCCTGCATTGAGAGCAGCGTGGAATAACTCATTCCCTAGAATGGCGTTTGAGGCAGGATCACCTTCATATGCGGGTTACAGAAAAGAGAACACTGTAAACCACATTACAAGGACCCCCAATGGCAATCTTGCTAAGATGCAATATGCTCCTGCGCCTTATGATATAAACATGACCCTGACTATCTTCGCAGGATATTTTGAGGACGGATTGCAAGTGGTTGAACAGATTCTACCCTTCTTCCAACCCGAATATACCGTAGCAGCAAAGGAAATACCTGAATTGGGATTAGAGCGAGACATTCATATTGTTTTGAATTCTGTAACCCTAAACGATAACGTGGAGGGTCCTTTTGAAGATGCCAGATTGATTGAATGGACTCTTGACTTCACGGTAAAGGGGTTCTTTTATGGACCAGTAACAGATAAAGCAATCATCACCAAGATTGACGCAAACACATTCTTTGAACCAGATTTCGATACTCCTCATGTTATTCAAAGATTTGAGGGCGTCCCACCAAATGGCCCTATCGCCGAAACTGTAATAGAGAATAGCGCATAATCATGTTTGAAAAACTAGAAGAAACGTTCGACCTGATTCCAGCCACTAAACCTGAGGCTAAGCCACCTTTGGTCATTGAAAACGAAACACCAGAAGATCTCAAGGACAAGGAAGATCAAGAACTCGCTCGTCAGACGTTCAAAAAAATGATCCAAAAGTCCGAGAACATGCTTGATGCTTTGGTGCAGATTGCAGAAAGCACGGAACATCCAAGGGCATTTGAGGTGGCTGCTAACTTGGTGAAGACAATCACAGATGTTGCAAGCAAGCTAGACGAAGTTTCTTCAAGACGCACAAAGGCAAAAGAGAAGGGCTCCGAAAGCCTTTCTACAAATATCAACCACAATCACTTGTACGTGGGTTCCTCGGAGGAACTAATGAAATTGATTAGGAACAAAGGACAATCAAGCGAATAAGATGTCGGTTTCAGCGTTGATTGTCGCTTCTTCTTGAAGTATTGTTTTCACAAACATCTTCAAACCAGCGATATGCAAAAGGGCTTTCAAAGATTCTTCTTGCGCCTTCGCATCAGCTTTCGATTGAATCTCGTAAGAATATTCTTGATAATAATCCGAATCATGTAGCTTTGCATACCCCGTAGATGGGGTTGATTGGGGTTTCACCCAATACTTGACAGTGTTGGTAACGCCTTGAGTAAATACAATCTGTGTTCCGTTGGGCAATGTAACGGTCAAATCTGAACCATTGGTGAATTTGTCGTTCTGAATGATTGACAAGCTCTTGATTTTTCTGAACTCAGAATCAAATATAGGTTCAAGAATTGCGCCCGTGCCCGAAGAGCTTTCAACGATGATATCTACGTCATCGTGGCTGAATCCGAATCCTGAACGTTGAACGGCGATGCTTGTAATTGCACCAGAACCATCCACACCCGTAACCTTGGCTTTAAATCCTGTTCCGGAATATTGAGACGTTGAAGTGATTACATCATCAACCTCATATCCTGTTCCGCCGTCTGTAATAGTCAAACCCACGATTCGGCCGTAGTTGATTTTGTCCACTTTCAATATCACGCCGTTGGTATGAATGATTGATGAATCATACCAATCTTGAGTTGAGGTGAATGATGACACCTTGAATATAGGTACAACTGTTACTGAGATGTTTTCATGGACAATGACCTCACCCACTTCAAATTCGCCGTTAGCTTCCTCGAAGTAAATATCGTAGAGATCACCAACCTTAACAACGTTAGACACAATAGCCTTGTAGCCATTGTTCAATCCAGTGATTTCCGCATTGATGAGATCGAACGGATTACCGCTTGTCGCAGAGGCTTTGAAAAATGTTTCTTTGTTCCAAACCGCTTCAGATGGTTTGAAGAGTTGAATTCGAGGGAAATATACTGAGGCTTCTTCGTTAAATACGGCTTTGAAGAAAATTCTATAGGATTCTTCGGTTCCTCTCAATTGATAAAACTCCTTGAGGAACTTAGCGAAGTGTCTAAAATTGGTTTTCAATTCAATTGGGAAGTTCTTGGCGTATGATGCTCTGTATGAAGGCAACATCTCCTCGATTACCAAATCAACGTCATTTGCTAATTTCATCGCCTCCATTGCAAGATCTGGCCCTTCGGTTGCTGACCAGGTGTAATAAGCACGAAGGAAATTCACAAATTTAGGGTAGTTCTCGATTACAAATTTTGGGAGAGCGGAAACCATTTGGCTTCCAGCCCTCGCTACAACGTTGATATTAGCCATTATACTGACCTCAATTCGACTGACAATCTATCCTTGTTCAAGACGATTGCTGTTGCGAAACCTGCTAGAATATCATCATTTGCGGGCGTCACAAAAACTTCCAATACGTTTGTAGTTGTTTCTTGAATTTTAGTTGTATCTATAATAATCTTGCCTGTGTGATAATTGACTGTACCAATTGAGACTGTTCCTGCATAAAGGGTGCCATCACCATTGTTATCTTCGATTGGATAGAATTCAGTCGTACCAGTCAAACGAACCTTGTTTGTTCTTACGCTGCCAGGAACAATGGCGTTTTCGAAAGCAAAGTCTGTCTGATTCAATGAATTGACAAGAGACAATGAATACTCTGCTCTTACACCTACAATGGCTCTTGAATAGTTCTTGATCTCAGCCAAGAGGTTTGAATAATAGAAGTCACTATCAAAAATTCCGAAGGTATTGTCAAAATAGGTTTCAACAAGATCAGTTATTTGTTTTGAGAAATTACTCAAGCCATTTGTTGCGTTCTTTCTGACTGAAGCATGAATAGTCATGTTCAAATTGATGAACTTAGGATCAACGATTACAGGTGCAATGCCTGCAACAGACCTAGAACGAATCTTTCTTTCAAGATCGCGCTTGTTTGTAGATGTTAGTTTTGTTAGGCTTTTTGGAATGATTGAGATGAATACCTTACCAAATTGTGGAGGGTTCAGTTCTTCACCGCCCCATACTGCAACAGATTTGGCATAAGGGTAAATGTCATTCGTAACAGCGGCAAAATCTTCTTTGGTAATCGCTCTGTTCTGTGACTGATAGAAACGAGGTGCATTAAGCTTGATTGAAGATGTTGCTTCGGGTTCTGATCCGCCTGCTGATGCATTGATTGTCTCTACTGAAATGTCTGCGTTCTCATAACCCTCGAAGGTTCCAACTAGAGAGAATTGAGAGAAACCGTTTGCAGAACTTCCATTTGATTCTAAATATTCGCAATACACCACACCGTTCAATGTAGGCTTTTTGCCGAATACACCATCACCGAATTTCAATTCATAGAATCCGCCATCAGTTTCATAAACCCAAAACACGGTTGAATCTGAACCCACTTTATTGATGCCGTGGGCTTTTTCGTAGACAGTATATTCATTTGAACTAATGTTATCAAAAACACCCACCCTCAAAGTATTGGTGTCAATCTTCTTTGAAGGGATGATGTATCTACGCTCGTCTGAGGTAACGTCAAATGAATACGCTTTAATGATGCCTTCAAACACTCCAACCTCGTCATTACGAAACACACCCGATTCATCTAGGTGTAGGTTGTAGTCGTCAAGTGTTGTAAAGATGAATTGCTGAGATGAAGATTTGGCAATGAATTTTGTACCACGAGGCATTAACAATGAGGTAGATTGGTTACCTGGGTCATTAACTGTAATTGATAGCACTGCTCTTGATGCCGTAGTTGATCTTGGGGTGTAACCCAATAGCTTGGCTCTTGATACAACGTTAGAACGCAAAATGGCCGAATCAATTTCAGCCTCGTTTGCAAGCATGTTGGCTAGATAAGCCGTATGTTGAGAATTGTACGCCAATAGGTCAAGGATAATTGAAAGCCCAGAGCCTTCAAAATTGTAATCTGTAAATTCGTCCTGATTTCGTAGAAACGCCTTTAAATTCTCCTTAATGTCGGAGAATTCCATTGCCGTCAGATTAATTAGAGCCCTTTCTGCCATTTTCTTTATCTCGTTCTTTCAACGAAGATTGTAATATCCTCGAACCTATTTAAGTCAAGAATTTTGAAGTGAATTGTCACTTCCAGTGCATTCTGGTCCTCTTTTTGGAATATAACAATTTTCTGAACCTGAATTCGAGGTTCATAGAGATCAACCATCTCTTTTATTTTTGTCTTGAGAAACTCTGTTGTAATTGGTGTAAAGTTCTCAAACAAAGAACCGTTCAACAATGTTCCCTTTTCTGGATTGAAAGGGACGTCATAAAGATTGGTCATAACAAGGTTTCGCAGAGATTTCTTAATTGCTTCAACATCTGTAGCCGAGACAACATCTCCAGTAAGCGGATGTTTTTCAAACGCCAGATTGATATCTCGGTAAACATATTTCTTTGCCATTTTATTGAATCTCTACGAAACCTCTCCAGCTATTTATAGATCTTCCGTAACCATAATAAGTTTCTTGACGAACTCTGATCTGACAATATCGCAAGGCATGAATCGAACAAGATCGAACCAATCAGGCATACGTTCTGCAACCTTCATCATCCATTCAAAACAAGATTCTTCTTTCTTCTTGTTCAGATCAGATTGTTTTGTGTCACCGCACAAAATTACTTGGGTATTTTCACCTACACGGGTTAGTAAAGAATAGATTTCATGGGGAGTTAGGTTCTGAAATTCGTCCACTATTATAACTGCATCATCAAGAGTGACGCCTCGGACATAGCTTGTGGTCATGAATTGAATTGCTCCCTTCTTTGTCAAGATTTCCCAAGCTGCTCCGTTCTGACAAAGTTCATTGATGATATTGACATAGGGAATCTGATATATGGCTGATTTTTCTTCAAGGGTACCTGGTAGAAAACCTTGGTCTCGAGTTGGGACTGCGCTTCTAACAATGATTATTTTTTGTTTCTCCTTATCATGCAAATCTTTTAGTGCCAAGTAACATGCAATGAATGATTTACCCGAACCAGCCGAACCATATGCTACAACGTTTTGCCCTTGCAAATATCCTGCCATCATCATTCGCTGGGCTTCTGTTTTTGGCTTAATTTCTGCAAGAGAAAATTCTTCGCGCTTTACCATTCCCGTTCTTTTCCCTTTAGTTGGCTGCTTGGTTGTTCTGCGCATCTAAACTCCTTGTTTGTTAAGAAAAGAAAAGGGATCGGAGAAATCCGATCCCTTTGATTCGCATATCATGTAAATATGCTTCATTTATTGTTTTTCGCAAATCTGTTTTAGACGCAAAGCGTACTCTTGTGCAACTCTTAATTGTTCCACTACTTTGTCGGCGTCTGAGGCGAGTTGGAGAAGAAATTCACTAGCCTCTCTAGAAAGTTCTCCGCCACTGGAGGCTCCGTTACTGCCAGTGGTGGTTGAGGAATCACCACCACTGGAGGCGTTGGGCAATTGCATGGAGGGTTGGGTTTGGGTTCCGGGGTCCCGCAACCTCCAACCATTAGAGACAAGATCATTATACTTAGTAAGCGCTTGATCTGCACGTTTGTTCGCATTAGCATATTTTCTCTCCAATTCTGAATTGAGATTGGACAATTGTGTTTGGCGTTCAAGAGCCTTTTTGTTCAGCTCTTCCACCCTTGCATTGTATTCATCCTGGCGTTTCTTCAACTCAGCAATATACTCATCCCGAACCTTTTGCTCTTTGATTGCATATTGCCCGTCTTTATATTGGGCGGTGAAATAAACAGAAGCGCCCACGGATGAAACAAATGCGGCGATAATCAAATAAAGTTTACGATTTGAGATCATAGCACCGCCTTGAAATAGGGATCAACATATGGTTTGTACTTGAATCGTCTGACGTTCAAAATATTCACTGGATACTTTCGATTTATCTCGAAGAAACTTTTACCATAACCAGTTACAGCAGTTTTCTTTTTCAATGAAGTATGTTCAACGTGCCCAAACCACAAATTGGGATTGCATCCTTTTGTGTTTCTGCAGATACGTTGATCTGATTGAATCCCACCTATGCCGCCATTGTATGCTGCAAGAGCAAAGGCATATCGGTCGATTTCCTTTTCAGCACTTCTGAAAACCTTGAAGTTTCGTTTCAACATTGCTACAATAGCAATCATTTGATATTCGGCATTGAAACGATCATCCCATTTCCAATCTTTCAAACGACTATCCAATGTTTTGACTTCTTCAAATGCATTGAAACGTTTTGTGACTGTTAATTGACCCAGACCAAATCCATATTCCCTGCTAGTCTCTAGTTTTGCGAATCTAGACCAGCATTTGGGATGGGTCAATGAAATGCACGTCTCTTGCTCAATTAAGCCCGGAATAACACTCGGAATAGAAATGTCATTCCAACTTGTTTGCATCACTTTAACTAATGCGTCCTTATGATATAAGAAGTTCTTTGGAACCTCATCTGCTAACACGTTGATACTCATCACAAGTCCAATTAGGAAAAGTGATAGTTTAGTCATGTTAGCAACATTACATTTACAACAATAAAGGTTGAAAGGACAATACAAACGCCTAGAAAAACGATTGCAGAAGCCAGTGGATGATTTAGCGCTTCTCGAGAAAACTCTTTCAAATCAATACTAGGGAAAAAAATGCGACGAATGATATGGCTAATTCCTGCAACAGACAAAACAATAGATGTGCTTGTCAATACAGATGTTAGAAATGCATATTGTCCCGCGAATGGGAAAACGCTATCAATTGATGATAGAACGAATACCACAAGGAACAAAAAGAATAGGCGTTGAAGATCAACCCAAATTCTCTTCATAAAATCTTGAAAAGTCTCAACCATAACTAACTCCTTTTAAACAGTTGATTGCATATTGGGATAGTGTTTTCTAATCTGATCAAGTCTATTTTTCAAATCCGTTGGAACTTTGGCGGCGTGATTAAAGCCGTTATATGACATTGCAACTGCACTCATAATCGACTTGAATGTTGAGGTTGATTTGCAATGGGGGCACTTGTCAATAAACTCTTTAGGCTTTTCAGACATTTTGAAAAACCTATCTACCACACCTTCACATTCACTACACTGAAATTCGTAAATTGGCATTGTCTAATTCCTCATGTCAATAGCGGATGATAATTCAAATCCAATAATCTCTGAATTGTTCCGTCTTGGTTTCTAACTAGTGGCACGGGGGTTCTAGTTCTTCCAGAATCCGAACCTTGAGACGTTGAAATATTACTTTGATTATTTATTGCAATTGGCACAATTGTAGGATTTGCTTTCATGTCTTGTTTCTCGGCATTAGTTTGTTCAATCTGCTGAGTCAAAAACTGAAGGTTATTTGTCTTTGTCTGGCCTGGTTGAATTGTGCCGATGTTAGGTTTTACCGTATTAGAAACATTAACCCGAGGTATCTTTGTTTCTAACGGCGAATTTGAAGGAGCAACTGCATTGATAACGTCACCCACAACCTCGCCGCCCTTTTCACCTAGGAAGTATCCACCAATACCACCAATCACACCGCCGATTGCAGCTCCAATAGGACCGCCTATTGCGCCTACCATTGCACCAGCCTTGGCTCCAGCTAGGGCACCTGCCGTTTTGCCACCTATCTTGGAATACTCTATTGTCTTCTGTTCAGATGAAAGTTTCTCGTCTTTGCTTACGTTGTAGGCTTCATATGCGCCAATGCCTAATGTCAAAGGGGCACCCAATGCCTTAGCTCCAATGTTCTTGGCACCTTGTAGGAAACCACCTTTTACAGCCGCGGGCGCAACTGCTCCGCCCACCTTGGTGGCGTTTGTTGCAGCTAGTGCAGGCAATGTTGATGAAACTGCTGGGGCCGCACTAGCTGCGGCGCTTCCTGCACCCACAAGACCAAGGGCTTTCAAAGGGGCAGGTGCTCTTGAAGCGGCACCTTTCATTGCTCCCCATATGCCCTTTGCACCGCCTGTATTTTTCCAAGCATTAGATGCTGCTAATGCACCGTTTTTAGCGCCCTGCCACACACCCCCAACAGCACCTTTCACACCTTGCCAAACAGAACTAGCTGCTCCTTTGACGCCACCCAATACTTTACCACCTAGGCGACTAGATGCGGCCTTGATGCCTGCATACCCCAAGACAGCATTTACTAAGCCATTCATAATGGCGTCCATGATGTCGCCCTTACCACCTACACTCGCTGCTCCAACAGAACCAGTTGCTCCCATTTGCAACATACGCTGAGCTGCTCTAGCTTTACGAGCTTCGATTTCATCCTCACGTTGCTTCAGAGAATCGACGCGGGTGTTCTTTTCAACAGCCTGCATTACCTTAACAATTTGACCATTGATGTCCAAAAGCTCTACAAGAGTCTCTTGGCTCTTTTCGGGGACGTCTATGATTTCAGCGATAGACCCTTCTGTTTTATTTGAATACCCTAGAAGCAGAGGTGTTGTTGAATTGTTAGATGATGAACCTTCACCACCTAGCTTTTTTAAGATCTTTGTTAGGTTTTCATTCGTTTCAGTGAAGCCTTCGTCTATTGTATCTAGCAGTTCTTCAACTAGATCGATGTCCGTTTCATCATCAGTTTCAAATGCGGGTTTATCAGTGCTGATGGTTGATCGGTTGGGTTCGACTTTTTTTGTTCTATCACTTATTATATCCAAAATCTTATTGACTCCGCGACCGAAGAATTTGGGCATGATTGCGTTAACTACATTTTTACGAGTGAACACACTCTTAACATTTTCAACCGAATCCTCGGCGAAATTTTTAACGCCTTCCTTTAGCTTTTGAGGTAGCTTTGTTAGTTCTTCAATTGCTTTTCTTAGCTTACTTTCTTCGTTTGGCATTTTTAATCCGTTCGTTCTCTTCTCTAATGTGTTTCGCCAACATAGCCAAGTAAATTTCTCGTTCAAAAGGAATCATACTTTCAATCTCGGTCAATGAGTATTTGTGTAACTGCATCAATTGGAAATTGAGCTTATACATTACACTCAATGGCTCATGACCGAGAATTATCCGAAAAAATTTAGAACGCCTTTCAATTCAATAAATGATTCTTCGCCGCATTTGGTGCATTTAGTCTTAGGCTTCAGAACCAATGTGGGTTGATTTCGGAAAAATGCATCAACTCGTTCTGAAGCATCAGGTGGAAATGAATCGACAAACTCTTTGAATTCGTCTTTGTTGAATTCTGTAATTACCTCATCACCGTGGATAACCATTTTGGTCTTCGCATACAACAACTGTTCGCTTGTTAGACCGTTCATCATATCCAGTACATCTTTGACTGTAACATGGTCAAACGTGATAGAGATTGAATCTGTAATCTTGATTGTGCTTTCAGGGAAAGGTTCATGGGTCGCGGTTCTAACATCAACCTCGATGAAGTTCTTCTGATTACACGTTTTCCCATCATGTGCGGCTTTACACTGATATGTCATTTCAACAACCTCACCCACAGACTTGGAACGAATATGCAAGAATGCATATTCCAAATTGACCGTAGGTTGTTTTAGCCAATCAATTTTACCGAATGTGCAATTTGTCACCAATTCAACAATACCTTCAACAATATCTTTCTCTGAACCACCCTCTGCAATAATCAGGAGATTCTTCTGTTCCTTAACAGTGAATGGTCGAAACTTCAAATCTTCGCCTGTCGGAAGTTTTGTAGTGAATGTAGGACTTTCAATTTTTGGTAGCGCCATAGCAATCCTCTTAGCTAATGTTCTTCATATATCTATATCTTAAACAAAATCGAAACCGCCGAACAATCCTCCCAGTTGTGTTTTATCCATAACTGAGATTTGTCTAAATGCTCCCAAGCCATCATCAAGCATAGAGGCCAATTCAGATTTCATGTTGCTCAATGGTTCATTAATTGTTCTTTCAGCATTCAGCAAACCGCTTGAAATTGAACCCACGCCTGAACCTCCTGCAACTGAACCGAAGGTTGGTCTTCTGAAGATTGTCTTGTTTGCAACAGTTCTCATTCTTTTGAAAGTGAATGTTACGGGCAAACGAGAATAGGATCCACTTTGATCCCAACCCAATGAAATCTGACCGATTTGTGTAGGAAATACGTCTTCTAACTCAATAGCATAGCTTGAAACACCGTTCTCCATAATCTGATAAATCTGTAAGCTACCAGAATAGTCAACCTTGTAGTTCATGTTACCTGTTTCTCTATCATATATTGAATTTACCCAGACGTCAAACAATTTCTTCACCTGGAAGTCACGATCTAGTCTGAAGGTGATGTTCAATTCATCATGCGCTTTGCCGTATGCAAAT